GCGATGGGCACAGCGAGGAGAATTCCCTCGTCGGCCCGCGCGACGAGACTGGCGGCAAGAACTCCATCCAGGCGATCGGCAGCACGCTCACCTACCTGCAGCGCTACACGCTCAAGGCCGCGCTCGGACTGTCCGCCGCCGAGGATGACGACGGTCGCGGCGCCAACGGCAAGATCAGCCCCGAGCAGTACGAGGAGCTGCAGCGCCTGATCGTGCAGGCCAACCAGGACATCGAGAAGTTCTGCCACCTCTACGGCATCGACGCCGTGAAGGATCTGCCGGCGCGCGCGTTCGAGGGCGCCTGCGACGCCATGAAGCGCAAGGCGAAGTCATGACCGAGCTGCAGCGCACCGACGAATGGCACGCAGCGCGCCTGGGCAAGCTGACCGCCAGCCGCTTCCACGAGGCGGTCGCGACGACCGCCAAGAGCGGCTGGAGCGCGTCGCGCAAGAAGTACATGGCGCAGCTCCTCGCCGAGCGCCTCACCGGGCGGCCCTACGAGCGCTACCAGTCGCAGGCGATGCGCGATGGCACCGAGCGCGAGCCCGACGCCCGCATCGCCTATGCACTCGATCATGACGTCGAGGTGATCCAGTGCGGCTTCGTCGACCATCCGCGCATCGCGATGGCTGGCTGCTCGCCCGACGGACTGGTCGGCACCGACGGACTGGTCGAGATCAAATGTCCCGAAACCCACACCCACATCGAGTACCTCACCGGCGTCGCCATGCCGGGCGAGTACCTCCTGCAGATGCAGTGGCAGATGGCCTGCACCGGCCGCGCATGGTGCGACTGGGTTTCCTTCGAGCCGCGACTGCCGGCGCACCTCCAACTGCATGTCCGCCGGATGCACCGTGACGAGCAGCTGATCTCGGGCATGGAGCAGCAGGCGATCGAGTTCCTCGCAGAACTCGATCGCATGGTGGCGCGGCTCGAACCGCATCGGAGAGCGGCATGAGCCAGTCCTTCCACCTCTGGCTGCATTCGCTCGGGCTCAACCTCACCCAGATCAGGGTGATCGGCGAGGAGCTGGAGCGGCTGCGGCAGGAAGCCGAAACCTGGAAGGACCGATGGCTGAGCGAGCGTCGCGACCATGAGGCGACGATCGAGCACTGCGATCGGATCATGAACTCGGCGGCGGATCATGGTGACAGGTAGCCAACGCCGAGCGCGCCGGCCTCGTCGGACGGGAAGGGCGGGGCCGGCGCACAAATCGAGGTGAGTTGCGTATGCGCGTAGTCCACCACAGGAGACACGAGCGGATGCGCGACTACTCCTCGGCCATTGCGTGGGTGATCCGCGAGCGCGGCGGCGGCGGCGGCCACCCGCCGCAGTTCGTCGCCAAGGTGATCGGCTGGAAGACCGTGCAGCTGATCGCCTTCCTCTACCAGCGTCACATCAACGAGGTCGCTGCCGACGTGGTCGCCGGCTACAGCCATCTCGATGCGATCATCGAGGACGTCCCGGAGGAGATGCCATGAGCGCGCCGCTGCGCTTCCGATGGAACGGCGAGGCCATGGAGGTGCTCAAGCACTATCAGCGCATCGCCGACAAGCAGTTCGTGATCGGCGAGGTCTACGAGCTGGCGGAGAGCTATCCGCGCTCGGCCAACAGCCACAAGGCGTTCTTCGCCGCCATCAACGAGGCATGGCAGAACATGCCCGAGGATATCGCCGAGCGCTGGTCGACGCCCGACGAGCTGCGCAAGTGGTGCCTCACCTTCACCGAATTCCGCGACGTGCGCGAGTATCGCGCCTCCTCCTACGCCGAGGCGCTGCGGGTCGCGAAGTATCTGCGCGAGGGCCAGGACTACTCGCGCATCGAGATCGACGAGGCCGGCAAGGTCGTGCGCCAGTACATCCCGCGCTCGCAGGCCTACAGCAACCTGAACGGCCGCGAATTCCAGCGCAGCAAGGAACAGGTGCTCGACATCCTGGCGAAGAAGATCGGCGTCACCGTCGAGGAGCTGGAGAAAAACGCAGGAAAGGCAGCTTAGTCATGACTGATACCGCAATAACGGAACGAAGTGGGCAGGAAGTAGCACGCCCACTCAAGGTGCTGGTGCCCTTAATCAAGGATGATCTGCGACAGGCGCAAGAAGCCTCTGAACGAGCTGGCATGCCGTACTACCGCGCGGCTGGCGAGAAGATGATCGAGGCCAAGCCGCAAATGAAGCACGGTGAATTCGGCGCGTGGATCAAGCGCAATTTTAACATCGGCACCAAACACGCCTCGCTTTACATGAAACTCGCAAGTGCAACTGCCAATAGTGAAAAGTTAGCGAGCGCTAACTTTTCAAGCCTGGAGCAATTCCGGCGCGATGGTCTGGGGCACAGCAGGCCAATGCCTGTCCACCGCAAACCCTGGCACGATGACGTGACGGCCATCAGCGATCGCGCCAAGCGCGAGGCCGAACGCATTCGCGAAGCTGAGTTGACACGTCAGGAAGAACGCAAGGCTGAGCAAATGCTCGCCCTGCGCCTGATTGATATCGGTTTCAAGGTTCTCGCGAAGGAGCTGCATCCTGACCGGGGCGGCTCGCGCGATGCCATGGCGCGGCTCAATCGCGTCCGCGATCGTCTGAAGCAGAGTGCATAGGAGGAGGAACATGCCAGAGGAGAAGAAAGGCAACTTGATCAAGACGCGAGCGCTGCCGACTTTCGAAACAGTAGGCAACCGGCAGGTGCTTTCAAGCGGTCGATGGAACGACATCAAGATGGCCGACTACATCATGCAGCACGGCCAATCACGTTGGATCGAAATCAGCGAGCTGGCAAAGACCGCCTACGGCCACAACAACAATGACACCAAGACCAAGGCACGTCGCTACTTGCACAAGGTATTCACGCTGTTGATTGATCGCGGCGTGTTCATGGTTACCGAATATGAGCCACGACGGCGACGAGCCCTGGCAGTCAAGCTGCAGGACCGAAGCTCAGAAGCCGATCGACAGCACATCATCGACAAGCTCGATCGCATGCGTACTCGCCGCGAGATCACCGCCGAGCGTTACGATCGCGCGGTGCTGTTGCTGGAGTGCTGATGAACCGCACCACCCAGCTCGCCTCCGCTCTGCTCGCGCTCGGCGAGGTGCCATACGAGCACGCCAAGCAGATGACGGCCGAGCAGATGATCTCGCTTTTCGAGTGGGACCATAACGTCCGCCGCAGTGAAGGCGGGAGCGATGACTACTGGAATTTGACGCCGCGGCTGATCGCCGATCACCGCCGCAAGACCCGGCGCGACCTCGCCGAGATCGCTCACAACAAGCGCGTGCGCGCGAAGCACGAGCGACACCTTGAGCGCATGAGGAGCAAGTGATGCCGCGATCGTACTACGACGACAACTTCGGCCACTACGACATCCGCGACGAGGACGACGTCGCCTTCTATCACGAGATGCAGCGGCAGAGCGTCTGGAAGGAATGTCGGCGCTGCGGGCGGCGCGTGAAGCTGCGCCGCGACTACGCCATCTGCAACAGCTGCGCGGATGCGATCGAGCGCGGAGGCGATTACTGATGGCGCTCCCGCTCGAATGTCCCTGCGGCTCCGGCCTGCAATGCGACGAGGAAACCGACGGCTACGGCATCTTCATGTTCTTCTACTGCCGGCATTGCTACGCCAAGAAGCTGAGCGGGTTTCGCCCCGACATCTTCACGCAATATCCGACCGACGAGCAGATCGAGGACGACTACTGATGGACGACGGCGAGGAATTCTCGGTCGTGCAGTGGCTGCCGGACGGCATGTACGAGTATGTGGTGCGCTGGGTGAGCCTGCAGCGCGCACTGGAAGTGGCCAAGAGCTACACGGCGCCGAAGCGCCCGAGCGTGCTGCTCGGCATCACCAAGCGCGTGCAGATCACCGACGGCGGCGACAGCACGGTGTTCGACTGGCGCAACGGTGAAGGCATCGTGTGGCCGGCCCGCGGCCCGGATGGGCAGTACACCGAGGACGGCCCCGAGCCGCCGCCGTGGGAAGGATGACGATGGGGATTACCGCCGCCAGCCTGTTCAGCGGGATCGGCGCGCCCGAAACAGCCATGCCCGGTTGGCACTGGGCGTGGAATGCGGAAGTCGAGCCGTTTCCGTCTGCGGTGCTGAAGGCGCGGCATCCCGGCTCGGTCAATCTCGGTGACGTTACGGCACCTGATTTTGTAGAAAGAGCAAATGCCATTGCCCGACCAGATGTCATTGTTTTCGGATCTCCCTGCCAGAGCTTCTCCGTCGCCGGAAAACGTCTCGGCCTGGATGACGCGCGCGGCAACTTGGCCATCGTCGCCCTGGGAATTGTTGCTCGACTTAAACCCACTTGGTTCTGCTTCGAGAACGTGCCCGGTCTGTTGTCGTCCG